CCGATAACAGTCTCGTCCTCGAAGACAGCCGCATAACCGCTAACGGTAATTGGCTTACCCTCCTCGGAACGAACCTCGAAACCAGCATCGACAAATCGCTTCTCTACGTTTTTTGCCATTGCGTTTATTTTGAGCTTAGGGGATGACCGCTAGGGAACTAGTCCGTATCGTGTTTGCCACTCCGAAAGCGTTCGTTCTTCAGGGCGTACAGGAACGAGTTCACCCGAGCATACGCCCATTGCTCAGGTGACTTGACGTTGGGACGAACACTAGATGGGTTCGTCTTGTACGCACCTACTCCGCGCTTGAATACGGCAGTAAGGGTGCGCAAATTCGTTTTCTTGTGAGAAGCCTCCACGCTCTCGTTGTGGTCATCAACCTTCTTCTGCAAGCCCTTCTTAACGCTGCCGCTAATCTCTGCTCGGTCCTCAGCCTTGTTGATGATGCCGCTGCACCAGCTACGCATAGTGGTGCCACCCCAGGCTGCGTACATGACGCTACCGCAAATCTCCTTGCCGTCATCGTCGAAGAACTTACCTTGGTTGTAAGTCTCTGCACGCGACAAGAAGGAGAAGGTTCGCTTGATGGTCTTCAGAGAGAGCTTCTCACCAGATGAGATCTGGTTGGCTCGCTCCCACCCCACAGGGGTTCCGCACTTGCTTCCGTTCTTTTCCTTATGCTTGAGAGCACGACGCGCAGCAGCCTTGGCGCTGTCAGGGTATCCTCCGTAAGTATCAGCCATCGGAGTCCTTGTTTGTTATGCTGTCAGCGTAGTCTTGCATGCGGTCAAGAGGAATGGTGTTAAGTTGGACGTGGTGAGAATCGCCGCCATCAACCGGGCCAAGTCCCTCTTTTGCTCTGATTTCATTGATTGACATGATTCCATCCTGCACCATATTGTGATAAAACTGTGAACGTGACTGGCTGTCGGCACGGAGCAGGGTGTCAACATTGAATGAGCAGTGCAACTCCATATCGTCGCCCAACAGCTTGCGCTCCACCTCTTGCTCGATACGACGTACCCAAGGAAGGATGGTGCTCTGCTGGAACTGAAGTACCTGCTGCTCGTAGTTGCTGTATGCTGTGTTGCCCTCCAAGCCAATCATGGCTGGTGGAACAGAGTAGATACGAGCAATCTCCTCAGTAGTGTACTGCTTGACCTGCAAGAACTGAAGCTGGTCCAGTGACACTGAAAGAGGCTGGTATTGGAATCCTCCGCCCAAAATGGCAATCTTATGCGCGTTGTGCTTGCCCATGTACTCCCGCTCCCACATCTCCTGCGCTTGCCGAATTTGCTCTGCGCTCATGTGCTCCTTGGTAGAGAGGATTCCGCCCATCATGCCCCCGTTATCAAAGAACTGAGCGCCGAAGTCTTGCACCGATTTTGCGGTGCGGAAGTTCTGGAGCTGCTGATGGGTTGGATTGAGACCACGGAATGCGTTGATCTCAAGAATGTCACGGGCGGGTACTGGTCCTGGAGCGCCGTCGTAGGCGTAGTACTTCTCCCCCGTGTGTGGGTCGATGGTGTGGCTGACACGAACAGATGGGATGTAGAACATCTCCATGCTCTTTCTGTCAATGAATGCGTACCCCGTGCCGTGCAAACACGCATCAGAGACAATCATCTGCCAGAATTCGTAAGCGTTGATGTGAGCGTTGGGCTCACGGCTGATAAGCTTGTGGACGGGGTGAGCATCAATGGTCTCACGAGAGCCGTCACGTCCTACGCGGACGATGGAAGCTTCAAGTCTGGCGATGGTATCAGCAATCTTGGAGACGCAGGCATAGACAGCAGCAATCTCCAAAGCATCAGACCCATAAGCATAACCCTCACCGTACATGCGAACATAGTTGGTTCGCAAGGAGCTAGTACTACTAACAAAGATTGAGCGATCTTCGCTTCCCCTGAAGGAATTGGCGATGCGCTGAAAAATGTTTGGCTTAGACTCCACGGCGAGGATTTGGACAAACGTACAACCTTGCCTGTGAGATATTTACTATTTCACGCCTCCCACCACGGCCATGAAGAACTCGAAGTCCGTCTCCTGGTCCTCTTCAAAGGTGAGAGCCTCGCCAATAGCCATCACAGCAGCAACCACGCCGTCAATCTTATCGCCGCTTTTACTTTTGTCCGGCTTGATGTTTCCGCTGGCATCGAAGCGCAGGTTCACGTTGCTCATCATCCAACGCAACACCTCGTCACCACCGTGGGCCAGCTTGCCCTCAAGGGCCGCTTTCTCAAACTCCTTAGACGGGAAGGACATGGACGCAAAGCCCTGACCGAACGGGTCGCAGGGTACGTTATCACCCTCCAGGTCGCGGATCAGGTTCAGTGAGTTCCAGCGGTCGTATGCAACACCCTTGATGCAATACTTCTCCATGAGATTGTCAGGGTCGTATGCAACCTTTCCGTCCACTAGGTAGTTACCACTAATAAGGCGTCGAATGACACCGTAGTCCGTGACGTTACCCGGAGTGACGTGGACAGTATCGTACTCCTTGCACTTTAGGTACACGCTGTTCTCGTCGCGGTCCAATCTCTTGTTGATGGCACGCTCAGGTAAGAAGTAGTGCGTCTCCACACCCCACCCCTCAGGTCCGCCCGTACAGATAGCGAGAGCAGTAATATCGTCCGTGGCCGCAAGGTCTAGACCCAGGTAGGCGATAGGCTTCTCCGTCTTCGGATCCATAACCTTGAACTCGCTAGGCTTACGCAGGTTGCCCTCAGCCATCCAGTCGTCGTCGGGAACCCACACGCTGGCGCTACCCACGAAGATGTTCAGGTGCTTCACCATGAACTCGGTCACGCTGCGGCTGCCGTATAGCTTGGCGTTCTTGTACTGAGACTCAAGGTGCTCACTGCTCACGCTGACGTCAATGTTAGGGTTGGCCTTCACCCAGACATCACGGTCGTCCCAGGCGTCACCCTCGTCTATCTCATAAGGCAGGATGAGCAAGCGGTCGTTCTCCTTGATGCCCTCAAGGATGCTCTTGCCCGCAGACATGAACTGGGCGCACGGCCCATTCGGTACAAAGCCCGCAGTGGTAATCGCCAACATTAGAGGTGACTTACGGCTACCCATAGAGGAGGCCAGCACTCGGTAGAGGTCCGCGTTTTTCATAGCATGGAACTCGTCCACGCATGCTAGGTTCAAGTTGAGACCGTCAAGGGTGTTGGCGTCAGATGACAGCGGCTTGATGACTCCGTTTCTTGGGCACTTGATTTCAGTCCTGTGGACTTGGAATCTTTTGCCTAGTGCAGGACTGCCTTTGACACAGCGTTGTATTTCGTCAAAAACCTCGCGGGCCTGGTCGCGTTTGGTAGCTGCTGTAACGAGCTGCGGAGCGCCGTCCCCGTCCAGGGTTGCCATAGCGATGGCGATGGCTGCGGCCAGCTGGGACTTACCGTTCTTACGCGCGACGAAGAGGTGGGCCGTGTTGAATCGTCTCCGCTTGGGATCATCCTTGGCTACCCATCCGAATATCTGCCCGACAAAGAACAACTGCCAGGGCTCCAGCACCATGAGCTTACCCGCGAGCTCCCCACGGGTGTGCCTACATACGCGCTCTATGAAGTTGACGTACCGAGCGCCCTCTGTTACATTGAACTCCCACTCCCAGTCGTCGCGTGACAAATCTGTGACAAAGCGTTCGCACGCAAGCTGAATGTACCTGCCAGTCACCACGGAGCCGTCCCCTACGCCATCGACGTAAGAGAACATTCGGTTCAGACAACTGACATCAACATTCATTAAGTGAGCTCATCGATTTCGTCCCCCTCGGTGCTCTTGTCCTTGGCGCTATCGGCATTGGCGGCAGCACCCAAGATGCGCGAGCGGTCCATTGGGCTAAGGCCGAGCTTGGCGCTCAGCTTCAGCACCTGGTCCTGCGTCTTGCTCAGTGCGGTGAACGTGCCGCTGACGTTGCTCGTTCCGTTCGGGTAAATCTGGATGACATCCTCGTGACCATGCACCTGTCGTGCCACTGCAATGTAGAGGGCAAGGCTCTTGGCCAGCATGGTGATGGTGATGACGTCCACTGTTTCAATGAGGCCACGATCGGTGAGGTAGTCAACGACGATGGTGAACATGCGCTCCCCGTCTTCGTCAAGCTTGAAGATGGACACCAGGTCGCTGCTGTGTTGCAACTGGGACTTGATGCTGTCAAGAGATGGGTCGTCGTTCATCTCCTGAACCGCCATCTTCATTTTGTCGAAAGCCTCCGATGGATTCATTACGTCAGGTTGGTGCGGAAGACAACGCTGATGGTGGCGCGGTGTACGTCGTCCACATCGACGAAGTAATCCTCGTCAAGGATGCGGATGTCAAAGGTGTCGCTGGTTGTGGCCTTGATCGCGGCGTGCAAAGCATCGTGGATGTCCAGCGCCTTGCTCACGGTGTCCGCGTAGGCGATGTAGTCAATGCGGTGGGCCGCACTCTCGTCGTCCTGCGTGGTGGTCGATTCATAATCGG